AGCCATTCTGTTAATTGCCATGCTTGTTCTGCTGTGGTCGATTGTTCTGCCCATAATCCTGCAAGTTTAGTTCTTCTTGCCCAATTATTTTGTAAATCACCTACATTACAAGCATACATTCCATCAGTTTTATTTGTTATATCTAAATGTTTAATAACACTTGGCATATCACAACCATCATCATCTATATGAGGATCACCCATAATATAAAGTCCGATAGGTTTATCATCTCTAACAGTTACATTTAAAAATTCTTCGTTCTTTTCTCGTTTTTCTTTTCTTTCAAAACTTTCTAATCTTAATTTAACTAATTCTTCTGTTGATATTTCTTCATCAGAAAAAGGATTTTCTACTTTATAATTTTTATCCTTCATTGATTTTTTAGGGTGAACAGTTCTAATTCCACAATCACGACATTGATATCGCTGTGGTAGACTTTGAGTGTTCCTTGCCCTCCCCCTTTTAATTAGATGAGTTGAGCCACATTTAGGGCATTGTAAAATGCTGCCATCTTCATCTCTTTGTTCTTCTTTAATTCTACTATAATTCCCACCACTATTGAATATCGTCATTCTTTTCTACTTCCTTGATTAGATATTCAAGATACCACTTTGCTTTTTTTAAATCTTGTAAAGCAGTACCCTTATATGGAAAGCGAGTAACATATTTTATAATGTTCCCACGAACATAGTCCATATTCCATGAACGAATATAATCAATAGTTTCTATCCCCTTTGTATAATGTTCAGGGTGATTGATTATGTCTTTCTTCTCTTTGCTCATCTATCTTGTCTAATATCTGATTCCAGTTAATAGGCAAACTATTTAAAAACTCTATACCACCATACATATAATCGTGTCTGTTTTCAAGTTTTCCTTTAATACTGATTTTTGCATCAGGTTCAATAGAATAGATGGCATGGATTATTTCCATCTCTTTTTTTGTATAAGCTACATTGGTACACATAGCTTTGAACTCCTGGTTAAGAATTTATTAATAAATAAATAATTAAGCCGATTGTTAATAACTCGAGAATACTAATCTCAGGTCTTAGGTACTTAGTTTTTATTCTATAAAAAAACCAAGAAAAAAATTCAGGTTTATAGTGCATTAATAAAACAACAGTTACTGTTACTAATAATGCTTCTATATAAGTCATTGAAGGGGATTATCTGATCTAGCTTTTATCTCATCTACTTTAGATTTAAGAACTGCAATCTCAGCTTTATTGATAGCTATATCTTGTTCTAATGGCTTTATGTCAGGTGCTGATTTTTTCTCAAGCACAGCTAAACGATTAGAGATTTCTCCAAATTTAGCAAATCCACCACCAATAGCTACAACAATAGAAAGTAATACTCCCCATGTTTTTATATCTTTAAAATCCACGAATCCTCCTTAAATGTTCTTCTGCTCTTATTCTATTCGCAACAGCTTCATCAACCCTGTCTTGATAAAGTTGTAAACTGTCTTTATAGTCGATACTACTTTCTGCATACAACACTCTAGTATCGAGATAAGTCCTTTGCATATATTCATCAACATTACCTCCATCAATAATTACTTGATTATTAAAAATTTGGTTATTTATTTGTGAATAAGTATTGATTGCATCATTATTTTGCATTACTTTGGCTACGATCATTTGTGTTGCTTGTAGCTGTTTATCCACATCTTTTATTTTCTGTGCAACTTTCTCAGAAATATCTGCTACATCTATAGAAATATTTGCTGAAACTTCTCTTTGATTATTGTCAGTAACGACTTCTTCTCCTGTTGAAACTTCTTGGATAGATTCTTCATTAGATCCCTCTCCACTTTCGCTTGATAGAGTTCCATCATCTGTTCCTGCTGTTTCGTTTCCTTCACTTGTTTCAGAAATCGTTTCGTTTCCAGTTGCGACAGTTTCTTCTTCTTCGACAACTGTTGCGACTTCTTGCTCGGTCTGCGTATCATCTGCTACCTCCTCTTGAAAGGAAGATTCCTCAACTGAACCCTCAGTTGTTGAAGTTTCCACATTTTCTTCAATAGGAATCTCCTCAAACATTTCTTCAATTAATTCTACTGTTTCTTCAAATATACTTGGTTCTTCTGCAATTATAATAGCTGTTTCTTCAAAATTCTCTATAGTTGGAAGTTCTGCTATTTCTATTTCTTCTGTTTCAATAGCTTCAAAAAAGATATTTACTATACCAGTATTGATTTCTTCTGTTGCTGTTGGAACTAAATATATTTCCTCAAATAATTCAACTATCATTTCAGGTTCTTCAAAAACCTCAAAGACAAGTTCTTCTAATGGTTCAAACTCTACTGTTTCTATTTCAGTAGCTAAAACTTCTTCTATTTCTTCAAATGCTGTGGCAATAATTGCTGTTTGTGTGGCAGTTAATACCTCATCATCATAGGTCATAGTAACCGATATGTTATCTACATTAGGGCCACCAAGAGTAGCAGGACTATTAGCATCAGACCCACTAATAAAAATATTTCCAATGTTAGAACCACTACCTGTATACGAGAGAGTATCTGTGAAATCTTCGCCATTAATTCCTGTAACATTAGTTCTCTCCTGTGTTGTTGTAGCTAGTACATTACTATCTGAATCTTTAATTTGTAGTCTGATTGTAAAAGTATCAGCACCACCTGATCCACCCCAACAACCTGATATTGCACATTCTCCATTCTGTACTTCAACACTAGAGTTTAAAGTAATGCCATTATTAAGCATGGGTTGTGTTATTGTTTCAGATGATAGATCGAAAGATTGCTCAATACTGCCACTATCTCCAAACTCTAGGTCATGTCCACCTGGACAACAATCTCCAATTCTTTGTGCGTTACCTGATAAAGTCCAACCAGTAGTTCCATTGTTAAATGTACCATTGGTAATTAAATTTCCTGTAATTTGTTCTTCTGCAAATAATGCTAAAGGAAATAATAAACTTAATAATATTTTTTTCATAATTAGGTAGTAAAAGATGAACCACAACCACAAGTGCTTTTAGCATTAGGGTTTTTAATAATAAAGGCAGCACCTTTTAAGACATTATCTTCATAATCTATGGTTGAACCTTTAAGATATTGCATTGATATAGGGTCTATTAATAATGTAACACCATTATTAGCTATAATTTTCCAATCAGCATCATTAGCTTTTTGTTCAAAAGTAAATCCATATTGAAAACCTGAACAACCACCACCTTGAACAAAGGTTCTTAATAATAAATCATCACCTTCTGCTTTAATTAATTCTGCTGTTTTATTTGCTGCTTTATCTGTAAATGTTAATTCCATTATTTATCCAGCATATGATTCCAAGTCATACTAGGTTTAGTTGATTGATTTCTAATTTTATTTTTTCTTTGATCTAACCATTTTTGTTTAGCTTTATCACCAATCAATCCTTCAAATGGGCATGGTGTACCTGCGTTCCACATAGCATCAAAAACTGTTGGATCTTGACACATCAAAGATATTGCTGCGACTTTCATGCCAAATTTACTTAACAATGTAGCCGATTTCCTTCTTTCACAGTTTTCATCTACATAGTAATTTCCTGCTGAAAAACTTACACCTATTGTTGTGACACCTACTGATAATGGGATAACACAACTATCTTGGCCATAAACTGACATAGCAGGAGCTGATGAGCTGTTAGTAGCAGTTTTTTGATTGGTGCTGTTATTGGTTTCATTGTTCGTTGTTGTATTAGAAGATGAACCTGATTGATAGGTTGTACTCGATTCATAGCCACCAGTTATTGCTGTGTTACTACCTGCATTATTGCTTTGTGTATTAGTTGTACTACCTGATGAGGTTACATCTCCCATAGCATCTACCATTCCTAGCAATAATATTAATGCTAAGATTAGCCAAGCTGATTCTTTTATTGTTTGCCACAACACTATACATCTCCTTCAAAATCAATTACTTACGAGTTAAACTTCCACCAAAATATAACCCTATAATTGAGAAAATTGTGTGGGATTGTAAGCTGGTTATAAATATACCTGTACCCTCTTTCCATACTGTAGTTTCAAAAGATGAGCCAAATATCCACCAACCTGAACTTTGTTCTGTAACTACTTGATAAATAACAGTAACATCAGTAAAAATAGGTGCTATGATCGGTACAACTATAATTGAGAAAACACACATTAAAGCTATCCATCTTCTGGTATGTTTGGTATGTGGATCTTTCACATCTCTAGCTTTATCGGTTTGTTTAGCTGCAAAGTTTGCCCTTGCCATTAACATTTTTTCTCTTTCAGCTTCGGCTTGTGCTTTTTGTGCCATGATAGACATAACACCACCTAATACAGTTGAGCCAAGCATTGAGATTAATTCCATTGGTATCATTTTTCTTTTAACCTCTTATTAAAAATATTTTTATATTTTTCTATAATTCTGTTTTGTAAACGAGTATTAGTTAATAAAGGAGAGTTACTTTTTGATGCCCTATCCATATTTGTATCAGAAAATGGATCTAAAGTAGGTAAATATATATTTTGTAAGATAATTGAATAATCTCCTAATTCCTTAGAACTCAAAGCACCATATCTTTTTTTTGTCATAGCTTTAACAAAATCATTTTGCCCATCAAAACTTCCTGCTGGAGTAATACCTATTTTAGCATAATCTGATAAAACAGAATATGCGTTTCTTTGTGCTGTTATATCATCTTCAACAGCTTCTTCATATATTGAAAATAAAGCATCTTCGCTTTCTTGATTATTTAAAAGAACTTCTGTTAATGCTTTATTATATTTTAATGTAGAATCTTTCTTTTCGTTTTTTATAAT